AAATAACTTCCTTCTTCATTAATTCTAAAGGCTTGATTACCACCAATTCGAGTTATCGATCTACTATCGTATTCGTTAAATGCTTTTTCTTTATATGTGTAATCTGCAGAATAACTTACGTTTGGTTGATTCCGCTGGATGATTCCTTTTTCTATTAAAGGGTCAAGTGCGTCGAGCATTATATCGTGGTGAAATACTCTTTGTTGATTTGTTAGTACGTCAATAAATTCATAGTGACCACCAATTAAACCTTTTTCAATTATAGAATAAAGATCTTCAACATTTTTTTGTACATAGTTTCCAATTATTCTTCTTTTAACATTGGCATCTGCTGTTTTTGTAGCAAACGAACCATAGCGATATGGTGTTTTAGGATTTATAACAGGTTCCTCAATCATAGTTCCTAAATCAACAAACCAAAAATTATCATTAGTAAAACTAGAAAATAAATAAAACGGTAATCCTTCAATTGTTTTAGCTTTATTTTTTACCCATATCATTGCTTCTAATGGATTCATATTAGGAACAATTAATTTCATATTCTGCTTTGGGTTTCTATTTCCTAATACGACTTCACGGTTGTCTAAAAAGTTTTCAGATATTTTTTGAATAATGTCGTGTGCGTTTCCAGTAAAGCTTCTATTCACGTTTAATAGATTTGAAAAGTACGCAATGTCTTGAATCAAATGTATTATTAATAAATCACTACTTTCATTTGCTTTTTGGCTTACAATAACCTTTGTAATAATAAATTTTTTCGTAATTGCTCGAGCACCTTCACGAGTACTTTTAATTCTTATAGTAACAGTTTCTGCACCAAGTAAATCCATTTGTGCATAGATATTTGCTGTATCTAATAGACTTAATGTTGCAGTAAGATATGGTTTATCTAAATGCTCGTACACATCTAAGTCAGAAACACTAGCCCGGGCTTCAACCGATTTATTTAACCGTTCCGATTCTATTAAAACCGATTCTAAACTATAATCAGAACCGTAACTTTCAGCTGCACTAATACTCAAGTTCTTAATGCCTCTCTATATGCACTTACTATTTCTATAATATTTTGAGGCTTGATAATGTTAATTGTTTTTAGCTCGTCATTCATTTTAAAATATCTATCCAGATACGTAACCTTTGTATCTTGTACACCAGCCGCAAATGTCCCTGTTGAAGAGATAGTATCTACATATTCGCCATCAGCATTTTCGTAATGATGAGCTGCATTATACTCTTTTACATATTCAAGCACCGAAATAGTTTCAATATCACCTTCACTATTAGTCGATATTACGTTTTCACCAGGTGTAAAAGTACCGGTAGTATTAGTTAAAACAAGTTGACCCAAATCGACATGTCGGTGATGAATCGTACCAGTGGCACCAGAACTTTGTCCTTTTATAGTCTGATCCATTTTCATTTTATCTAAAAGATATGATTGAGTAACTAAAGTATCATGAACATAATCTTTTAGTATTTTTTCATTTAAATCTCTATTTGTTAAAGGCCAACCTCTTTCTCTTAAATTATCATTCATTAGCCAAAATGTCCAATAATAATTTGTCGTGTTATATAACTTGAACGAGACTTGATCTGGTCTTTCAAATTCTTGAATATAATACGTGTTATAAAAAGATACATTCTGTTTAATTTCATCTATTACTGAAACATATACACTAAGATCGCGAAATAAATCTGGCAGCGTTTCATCGCCAAATCCATATGGAGCAATTGGAAAGTACTTAAAATAATTCATTAAAAGGATCCCATTGTATCAGTGAGGCTAGAAGATTTAGTTTGAGGTGCATCGCCATCTCCTTCAACCGCATCATAACCCATTTTAATATCTTTTCTAGATAGAGTTCTGTATTCAACAAAGCTTAATGATAAATCAGTTTGTATTGCATGTCCGTCTGCATGGAATGTATTATTTCCAATCGGATTTGAGTTAACACTTATACTTTCTAAATAACAATATTTGATAGGAGTCCCAACTTGTATTTCAAATCCACGGTCAGTTCTTACCTTTGGGGTAATTCTAAAAAGCTGTGGATATTTAAATGCTAACGGAATTCCTGCAGGTCCTGGAATATCTTCTGGATAGCCTGCTCTTCTAAAATTATAAATGATATTATCAATAGCATCTGCTTCAGCTGAATTCTTTGGTACCATATTAAATAAGAATTGAAATTTACGTAAGCCAACAGATTTAAATGATGCTCTAATATTTGGATTCATTACAACTTGTGCTGCTTGTTCAATTGCAGCTTGTCCGGCTTGAGAAGCACTTCCAACAGTAGATGCAATACGAGCTGAAGCAAGTTGTCCTAACTGCCCACTTCCTAGTAATCCATCAATTGTATCTGAAATGCCGGCAAAGCCTTGACCTATTGCTGCACTTGCTGCTCCAGGTAGATTTTGCCCTCCTCTTAAAGCTGCAGCACCTAAAGCACCAGAAGCACCCATTTCTGTATTTGCATATGAAAATGTATCAGTTTGGTTAAATGATACCGGCATGTATAATTTAATAGCTTCAAACCCGCTAGCCGGAGTAATTACTTCTCTTCCAAGTGCACTTCCCTGCGATGAAGTATCAGTAGATAAGTCTAGTTTACCTTGCGATGCGTTATCGACTAGACTAAGAAGACTTGAAAAACTAAAGCCACCACCTCCACTACTTCCTGACTGTGCACTTGGCTTTGCGTCAAGTGTAGTCAATTGAGCAGGCTCTGTATCGAATATTTTAAATTCTATCATTGAGCGATAGAAATCCGGGTTTTCTTCAATTTCTAATGGGTAACTAATAGCCATTTATAAACCTATACATAAAAGTAGTTTAGTTTTATTTATATGGTTCTATGGCATATTCTGGGCGTTATCAAGTAATCAATCGTAACAAATATAAAGGCGATCCTGATAAAGTCGTATATCGATCTATGTGGGAAAAGTATGTCTTTATATGGTGCGATACAAATCCAAAAGTAAAAAAATGGTCATCTGAAGAAATTGTGATTCCGTACTATTATGCAGTAGATAAAAAGTACCATCGTTATTATCCAGACATCTTTATTCAAACTGAAGAAAAGTCGATACTAGTTGAGATTAAACCAGATAAAGAAACAAAACCGCCTGCCGGTCAAAAAAGAACAAAGCGTTATATCAGCGAAGGCATGACATATATTAAGAATATGAACAAGTGGGAAGCTGCTGAAGATTATTGTAAAGATCGTAAATGGGAATTTCAAATTTGGACCGAAGATACGTTAATTGAAATGGGATTGTTGTCAAAGAAAATGCCAGGTAAAATAAAGAAGCCGTTAAAACCAATGAAGCCATATCGCAGAAAAGCTAAAAAATAATTATAAATAATAGCATGAGCAACTTATTTCAACAGTTAGAAATCGAAGCGTTCCGTGCGGGTATCACACCTCGTACGAAACAATCTATGGATTGGTTTAGAAGAAAGGCGACTCAACTTGGCCGTGTCGGAAAATCAATTATGAACGATGAAGCGGTTAAACTTCAGACAAGTATGAAAGATCCTGTAGGAAATATGTACATGTTTTTCTACGATCCAAAGCATAAGAAGACACTTCCATACTATGATAAGTTTCCGTTAATTATAATGATCGGTCCTGCTAAAGGTGGATTTTATGGATTGAATCTACATTATCTTCCACCAACGTTAAGAGCAGTTGTGTTAGATAACTTATTAGCAGAAGATAATAAAGAACTAGCAGTAAAAAAAGTACCAAATAAATACATTACACCGATGATCAAACACTATTTGACTGATCATGTAAAGAGTAGGTTTGCTTTAGTAGATAAACCTGAATGGGAAATTGCTACCTTCCTACCGACAGCGCAGTTTGAAAAAGCTAGTGCGTCAACAGTATATACAAATTCAAAGCGGATGATTAAATGACAAGTATTAATCAATTAAAAGGTATGGCTTCATCCAAGTTAGGATTTGCTAGATCAAATCAATTTTTAATTGAGTTACCTAGACTCGAAAATAAATCTGGCCCAGGTGGATTTTTAGGCGCAGCACTTGATGTAGTTGGTAGTTTTATACCTTCTGTTCCAGGGTTAACTCCTGATAGACAACCAAATCCAAGAGAGCTAAATGTATTATGTCAAGGTACTGGATTACCTGGAAAACAGATACTTACAGCTGACCGTAAAGTTGGAATGATTAATGAGAAAATTGCTTATGGCTACGCTGTCTCAGAACTATCACTAACATTTTATATGCTTAATGACTATAGTGTAAAGACATATTTTGACGCTTGGATGGCTCAAATAATAGACGATGGTTATGGTTCTAGTGGACAAAAAACTGCACAAATTGTAAAATACAAAGATGAGTATGCGTATTCAGTAAAAATTCATCAATTAAGAAAACCACAAATTGGATTCTCAGCAAATTTAGGCCCTATTAGCGCTGGACTTGGTCTTGGTGGAGGAAGTGTCTATACTGTAGAATTATTAGAAGCATTTCCTACTACGATTAATGAAATTACTTTTACAAACGATTTAGATGGAATTATTCAGGTGACAGTTCAACTGTCTTATACAAATTGGAAAAGAGTTAAACCTTCCCAAAACTTTATTAATATTGATATTGGATTTTAATTGGAGTAAATTATGGCATTGCCTTCGTTAAATGCGACCCCGTCGTATGAATTGACTGTACCATCAACTGGTAAAAAATATAAATTTAGACCGTTCTTAGTTAAAGAGCAAAAAGTACTTATGTTAGCTTATGAGAGCCAAGATAAGAAACAAATCATCAACGCGATGCTGTCAACTATTGCATCTTGTGTTGAAGATATTGATATAAAAACGTTAACTACTTCTGATGTTGATTATATTTTTGTACAACTAAGGGCCAAATCCGTTGGAGAAAAAATTGAATTATCGATTCCGTGTGATAATTGCCAAACAAAAAATCCATTAACAGTAGATGCAGAAAAAGTTAATGTTAGTTCTACTAGTAGAGAAAAAATAGTAGAACTAAATAAAGAAATATCAGTTAAATTAAAGTATCCTACATATTTTGATTTTATGACTAACACCGATTCTGAGAATAAGTCTCAGACAGAAACTATTATGGATGTCATTATTTCATGCATTGATTCAATTATGACAGCCGAAGAAAATATTTCGGCAAAAGATGAATCAAGAGAAGAAGTTTTAAAGTTTGTAGAATCTATGAATTCAAAACAATTCGAAGAAATTTCAGATTTTGTACAAAATATACCGCAGGTAGAATATAAGGCTGACTTTGTTTGTGTAAATTGCGGATACGAAAAAGAAATAAGATTACAAGGACTTGACGATTTTTTTTAATATGCCTCTCTCATGATAGCCTTGAAAATTATTTTAAGGTTAATTTTCAGATGATGCAGAACTTTAGTTACTCATTAACTGAACTAGATAATATGATTCCTTGGGAGAGAGAAATTTATTTAACAATGCTTATCAATCATATTGAAGAACAAAATGATAGAGCTAGGCAACAAGGGAACGTGTAATGGCTATAACGCTTGCTGATGTAAATTCTACCTTTTTAAAACAAGGCACAGAGCAGAATAAGAAACTCAATCAAATATCAAGTAATCTTTCAACTTTTCTAGAAGTAATGAAATCTGATAAGTTAAAAGGTACAGAAGAAGCTATTGAAGGCGGTGCACAAAAATCAAATAGAGGACCGCAAGATACTGGATTTGACTTACCTACAGCTGGCCTATTTGCTGGAATTGGAGCAGCAATTGCAGCATTAACTGGAACAATTGGTACAATTATTACTGGATTCACTGGAGCGATCTTAGCTTCAGTAGATGAAACAATGAATGACATATCTAGGACTTTTGCTGCAGCTTGGTTAGGAGTAGGCGATAAGCTAAAATCATTTTTTAAGATGTTTGCCACTGAAGGCGTCATTGGTGCTGCAATTGCTAGGCTTATTACTTCGCTCAAAGGACCTGCTTCTGTATTTGATGAAGCAGCAGGCCGTTTTCGAAATATTGAAACTGGTCGCTTCATGAAATCGCCGGGTATTATTTCAAAGGCTATTACTAAAGTATCAGATGCATTTGATAGCGTAGGAAATACATTATCAAAATATTTTGGCGAAGGTACTAAATTCGGAAAAGCAGTTGCATTTCTAAAAGAAACTTTTACATTCGCTGAAGATAGCAAAGTTTTAAAATTACTTAAAGGATTCGGTACAGTACTCAAAAAAATATTCTTACCGATTGGTTTAATATTTACGGCATACGATACAATAAAGGGAGCAATTGAAGGGTATGGAGAAAATGGGTTTGTTGGTGCTTTAACCGGTGCAGTGACTGGATTATTAGCATCAATTGTTGGCGCGCCATTAAACCTAATCAAAGAAATTGGATTATGGGTTGCAAAACAATTCGGGTTATCTGATGAAGATGCAGATAAAATATCTGCAGCAATGGATTTTGAAAACATTATTAAAGACTTTGGAAAAGCTATTGCAAACTTAATTAATAAAGCTGTTGATTGGGTTACTAACTTTGATATCGGAGAAGCTGTAGGAAAAGCTTGGGATGCAATAACTGGTACAGATCCAGATTTAACTCCTAGCCAACAAGCTCAACAAGAACTCAGCCGAATTCCCGGCATGCAAAAAATAATTGAAGAACAAGGTGTAGATAAAGCACGTGAGTTAGTAGAAGAAGATTATAGTGGCCGGAAACAAGAAAAAATACTTAGTTTATTAGATAAATTAGAAGAAGCTCCCCAACTCAGTGAAGGAACAAAAGGTCTCACTGGTAAATTATTTGGAAATTTTGGTAAAGGAACTTTATCAATTTTGCATGGTAATGAGGCAGTAGTTCCGGAAAATAGCCCAGAAGGTGAATTATTAAAATCAGCAAATACTTATAATTTTAATAAGAAAAAACCTACTCAATCACCACCAGAAGAAGTAAAATCAAAGAAAATATCTACTCAACCGATGCCTGAAGGAATGGGTGGTTTCTTAGGTAAATTAATGGATCAATCAAAACCTATGATGGGATTTACTCATCAAAAAGGTAAAGAGTTAAAGGCAAAAGAAGATGCAATGCGCGCAGCTGGCGCTTCTGACATGGATATTGCACAATCTATGATGGGCGATATGGGTGGTATGTTAGGTTCACTTAAAAATTTAGCTCCTAAGATTGATCTAAGCCAAGCTCCTAAAATGAAAAGTAATCCAATTAAAGAAGCATTGGCTCCAAACAATCTTGGGAATACATTTGGCTCAATAGTACGAGAAGCTGAAGAGAATAAAGAAAAGCGGGCAACTCAATCGTCGCCCGCTCCAGTGATAATATCTGACAATAGCTCAAAATCAAGTTCTACATCAAATACTGCTATGCCAATAATATCTAAACCTTATGATTTTGATGACCCATTCGTTTCCGGACTTAGCAGAGTTTAATCGTCATTAGCCAACTTTGCGAAGTATGACATCGTGTCATCTTCATCGGTATCAAACGGAATCTCATCAGCCGTAACTGGCGCTAGCGGTGCTGGCGCTGGTTCATTCATCTGAGCTTCTTGCTTGAGTGTTGGTGTCCCTGCTTCAGCTTCTTCACCGAGAACTTTCATCAATTTAGCTTTTAACTCATCATAAGTCTTGTAGTTCTTAGGATCAGTAAACTCATTCAATGGATGAAGTTGAGTGTAGATCTCTTCAAGCTTGTCATCATCAGCAAGTGCTGACTGTGATTCAAACTCAGACTTATCGTAATTACGATAACCTTCAACGTTACGAATCTTTAACTTGAAGTTTGCACCTTCCCAGAAATCAAATGGATTGACCGGAGTTTCATCCTGGAATGCCGGTTGCATAACGTCCATGATCTTATCAAAGATCTTCTTACCAAATTGATATAGGAAAACTTTACCTTCGTTCTCTGGTTTTGCAGGATCAGAAATGATCTGCACATTTGTTACATAATGTAAACGACGCTTCTGCGTACGTGCACGGTCTTTATCAGACTCAATGCCAGTATTCCATAAACGTGAGTTTAACTCACCGACTGGATCTGGTTGTCCAATAGAAGTAAGCGAACGCTCAATATACCACTGGCCAGTAGGACCTTTAAATCCATGATCCCAATACCGTACCCATGGAAGATCTTCACCTTCTGGAGCAGGTAAGAAACGAAGTACTACATAACCATTACCTGCTTTGTCGACAGTCGGTTTGTAGATACGTTCATCGCCGTAGTTTTTCTTTTCTTGGGTTCCGCCAACAGATTCTGCGGCTGAAAGAAGTTTATTGATTTGATCGCGATTGCGCTTTAGATTTTCAAATGACATCGTATTGTCCTTATGTTGCTGAAATATATTGCTGTATTATACACTGTATATGTACTTACGTACATCATTATTTATTCAAATGATAACTCATTTGTGCGAGGTAAGAAATTTAATCTTCTCGCTTCTGCTTCAAGCTTATCCTTAATAATAGGATTAATAAACTTTCGGCAATCTTCTATCTCTATATTATGCTTTTCACATAACCATACTATTGCATCCATATAAGATAGACGTTTCTCAAAGACAGTCTGTTCGACTAACTTTGAAAATTTGGATTTAGTTAAGAAATTTTCTTCTACACTCATTTAGTTGTCCGTTTCTTTCTCATTGCTTTCTGAGACTCTTTATACTTTTCGAGCTCAGTGATCATGGTATTTATAACCTTTATCCGGCGCGTTAATTCACGCTTACCAAGGTGCGCGTATGCTACCTTTGCATCCTTACAACTACCACTATGAGCATCCATATACTCAGGTAGCATACGCTTTAGGTACGCCACAACAGGTGCAACAGCCATGCCTTTTAGCTCATTGATACGGAACGAAGCAACGATATCGAAGTCTGTCTTTTCACCTTCGTACCATTCATCTTCCATCTTATCAACGTCGAGCATAACCGTAGCATTAATTTTATTCGATAACCTCTGCTGTGGCGTTAGAATCTTTTTTGTTCCACGCACCTTTTCTAATTCAGCTTTAGCACGTAAAAGACCGTTACCCTTGAGAACGAGCTGGTCAAAATATTTTACCACCTCTTCAGGATATCGTGCATACTCTTCCGGAAAATCAATACCATTATCTATACAATATGATGCAGCAACAATACCATTATACATGGTAAAGTTCCATTCAGCATTCGCATTGATTGCTTTGGCGTCTTCTTTGGAATAGTTATTTTTAACGTATTGCTTTGCTATCTTGACAAGGTCTTTCTTATCAAGATCATAATGCATATAGTAATCAACGGCACGGAATCCACGATCAAGCGGAATACCTTTGATACCGGTTTTCACTCTTGGTTTAGTAGCCATTAGTTTCTTCTCATTGTCGCATAATCTATAGGATTATCGTTTTTACCTACTGGGACGATATTGCTTTTGTGAAGGGTGGCGAGACCAGTGATGTAGTCTCCTGAATATTTTTTTGTTTCTGCTTTTGCTGTTGCAGCTGAGTTGTTTGAGAATCCTGTGTGTGACGGGATGATCTCAACATTGCGGACATACGACCTGCTCGGAACATATTGTTTGAATTCCTGTGTGATAGATGTGGTAGACACAAATTTCTTTGCGCGCTTCAATTCACTACTATATATAGAAAGCTTTTCTTCACGAAGAAGCTTTTTTCTGCGGCTTACTGCCATTGGTCATATTCCTTCATAGCTGAATAGGTGTCCATAACACCAGAACTTTGTATGGCATTATACACTTCTTTTTCATCCATGTACACAGAATTTTCACGTGCAAGTTTTGCAGCTACTTTTCTTTCGCGGTCAACTTTCTTAGCAACCCGTTTGATCATCTTCAAACGTTGTAACTTTGTCATAATTTAATCTCCTCTCAAGTTCATAACGTATAAGTCGAAGTTCTTCAATTTTATTTTCAACCACTGATCGATTTGTGACTTCTTCTAAAAATCCAAGATCTTCTTCAATTTCATTTAGCTTTGAAATTATCTGTTCGTTTGTCATATACAATATTCCCATCTTCGTCTTTTATTATATATGACGAAATGTTACGTGCAGTGTTTAAATGATTTTTTGCATCTTGTACTGCATCTGAGCGTGAACCGATCTCACCACCTATTACTTCGTACTCATGAGTAAAGCCGTGATTCCAGTTAACCGTAACAATATATTTTTTCATTTAGCCATTCTACACTGATAATTTACAAATGTACACACTTTTTTAAATTATTTTTTATAAATGTCGTAAAGATGTGTTTCAAACTGTTCGACCTTATTAATTCGATTTGGCCAATAGATGTATTCTTTTTCTGGATTTGCTTTTAGATTATTAAGAAGCGGCACGATTGCATTGTATAGTTTATCAAGTTTGTCTTGAGTAGTTTTTTCTGATGCTGAAATTTGACCTGCTAATAACTCAGCATTCTGTACAGCTTCTAATTCAGTCTCATCGACTGCCGTAAAACCAAAATCAAAATCGTCTGACATAATACTCTCCTTTATGCCATATTTATATGGTGGACCCACCTGGACTCGAACCAGGGACCAATGAATTATGAGTTCACTGCTCTAACCAACTGAGCTATAGGTCCATATTGGAGCTACGGACTGGATTCGAACCAGCATGGTACAGATTTGCAGTCTGCTGCCTCACCATTCAGCCACCGTAGCAAATTGGCTGCTCGACCAGGACTCGAACCTGGGACCAAGAAATTAACAGTCTCCTGCTCTACCTACTGAGCTATCGAGCAATAAATTGGCCTCGTTGGCAGGATTCGAACCTGCGGCCGACGGCTTAGAAGGCCGTTGCTCTATCCAACTGAGCTACAACGAGAATTACTAATCCTATTAACCACAACCACCATGTTCTAAAAAAGAACTGAAAGATTGCTCCTAATAAGCCTAAAAGGATGGCTACTCCTGCTATGAGAGAGAGGAGAGAGATTGACAGAAGTAGCCATTCTTCTAGACTCATTATTCAAACTCACGATTCAATTGGTCGTCGACAATTGATCGAAAGGTATTTAAATCAATTTCACCAAAACCTGTTAAGTCAATAATCGAACTATCATATAGGTTTTCCATGTATCTTTTGTCTATAGTCAACTCATCACCATCAATTTTATAGACATAACCTTTGTACGCGTAAAGTGTCTGTGCCATTACACTGACTCCAAGTCAGCGTACTCTTCATAAGGAAGAGGCTCACAATCATCAGGAAGACCTTTCTTCCACTCGGCAGCAAGAGCCTCAGCTTCCTGCTCCATCTCAAACTGCTCACGCAGTTGACGGCAAATGTTGTCGTACGTAGACTCCATCTGCTCGATGGACATTTCATCCCAATCGAGGCGCATGCGGCAACCATAAAGGTCTTTCGACGCGTCGCTGATACCGTTGATCAGCTGGTTACGCTTGAAATCTTCGACCGTGAAGATACCCATGTCGTACCAGTAGGACATGTCGTCCGTGTACTTCGAACACCAATCGCCAGGATTAGCGTCCATCCAAGCCTGAGCCTGTGCGTTAAGTGATTCGATGTGCTGAAGTAATGTAGTCATAATGTCTCTCCTCATTTGATGTAACCATTATATAGTGGGTAAATTCAAAAGTACACAACTATTTTCACTTTTTTATTTCTTTTAGTTTCAATAACTTATACTCATTACATAAAACTTCTTGAAGTTGATATGCTTCTGCTTCCCATGGTAAAGACATATACTCATCAACCGTAGAATACATTGATATGTATTCATCACCTTTCCATGATTTTGTAAAGGTATTTACATCCTTTGTTTCACCACGTGCATACTGTTTGACATGCACCATCTCGTGTGTCAATGCAGTAATGAAATCATCACCTTTCAATCTTGAATCAATCTCAATCACAAACTCACGATTATCAACTGCGAGGCAATATCCGTCTGCATGATCCATATCATTTGATAGCTGAACACAAATATCAAGTGTCTTCATACGTGGCATCAAACGTTCAATACAGAAATTGACTACCATCTCAGCTGTCGTTCTTTTGAAGTGGGTAGATCCCCACGCTGATACTAAATTCATGCTAATCTCTCCAAGTATTGTTCACGTTTTGATTTAATCATAGGATTCACCAGATCTGCACGAAGGTAACGGTAGATCTTTTGAAACGTACGGCCGTGGGGCTTACGATAATCTTTCTTGAGATATTCCGGAAACCAGTTACGGAATGTGTACTGCACATAGTGCGATACTTCATGAGCCACAAGACAAAGGAGAATATCCTTATTATCATTTACCTCGATACGACCAATCACTGGATCATCATTATATGAGTTGTATTCGTTCCATGCTTTATTGCCGAACTGCCAATTTAACACGTTAATATTGATGCAACGAAAACCTGCATTAGATGTTCCGTTCTTACGCTTGTACACGTGCAGATGTTTAATGGCATCATCGATCGCAGACTTCGGAAGATCAAGCTCGTACTTTTTCTTGCGGAGGTGGCGAAGGCAAAGCTTCACCATGTCCTCGACAATTTTTTCCTTATCGCGTGGGATGCTCATACACAGATACCTGGAGTGAAAGACTCTTCACGGACCACCTTAGCAGTCGCGCGCAATTCACCTTTAACATTGTCACACTTACGTGCAATACCGATCGCTTTTTCCATCGCGTGGCGCTTGCTAGTACCAAACAAAATGAAAGACTCGTGGTAACGAACGTCATACCCAGTAACCAAAACGTCATACTTAATCATAATACTCTCCTCATCAATTTATGGTACCATTCTATAGTATAAGAGAGGATCTGTACACACTTTTTTTCACAAAAGTATCTTTAATGTTTTCAATAACTTATTTCTTTTTCTTACTATGGACTTCAACTTTTACGTTTTCAGGTAGAGTAAACTTTGACTTATCGTGGAAATGATGCAAGACAAATTCTACATCTTTAAACTCATTAAACATATTTTTCCAAACTGGTCTCCAGTTATCACTCAGTCTTACGTTAGTTTGATCGTCTCTTGGAGATGGAAGAATTGAATCGGTATACGATCTCAAATTCAAATCAAAAATAGAATCAAATCCCCAAAGATGTACAGCATCAGGCTTAAATTTTGTACACGCATAGTGAGTAGCCATATGACCACAGTTAAAGTCTGTGTAATTCTTAACGTACTTTGGCAAATTTAAATAAAATTCTTTGACTTGTGAAGACATTTGTACATAAAACTTTGGATTTTTTTCCATCCAGATCTTTGGCCTATATCCTAGAATCCAATCACCTGGCAATTGAAAATCGCCCTTTGTCAACGCCTGCATCATTTTAAAATCAACCATAACGGTACCGTATGCATCAGGCACTGCAAAAGGAGGAACGTTACATGTAAGTTTCAATCCCTTTTGTGGCTTATCGTTATAGAATTGTACGGCATCACCATTACCAATAATATGGACAACTCTAGGCATTTATCTGTCTCCGAATTTCATCTTTACCTTTACTTCCAGTCCAATGAATAATAACTGGATTTTTTGGCACATTATTATCGTCAATATCTATTCTTAATACGTTATATTTGTGAGGAAGATCTTTTATATATGTAATTTTTAAAATAGGACTTAACATATTATGCAAAACTTCTTGGTCACCGATCTGTGGATTTGCTTCAACTCGTGCTGCCCAGTCTTTTAAAATTTGGGGTTTATTAATAAATCCAACAACACCAGAATTATGCCATAGTTCACCGCGACGTTTTTTCCATGGATGATCTTCAACCATAGCAAGCTTATTTGGCTCAAATAAACTAAATGTTTCTTTCAAAGACCCTTTCACTTCTGTATCTAAATCAACCCATAGCGTTTTAACTGAAGGGCACGCAAGCATTGATTTAGGCTTTTTAAACCAGCCTTTTTCTTTTAAAGTTGTCATATCAATGACACATTTGGATTTTGCCTTAGCTAGTTTTAATCCTCGCGCCGTACAGCCAAAGTCTGCAAAAACTACTGGAAGATTATTGTGCTGTTTATAATTTTTAAACCACCATTCCAACATCCATTCTTGTTTGTCATCGCACCCAATTAAAACTGCTTGATCAAATAATTTCATATGTTTCACCATAATTATGTTTAGCTTGACAACCAACCTCATTCTGTATTGTCGTAAAGCTATCACGCGCTTCTGCACACCACGGATAATATTCTTTTAGATTACTAAAATTGTTATTATTGATAAAGATATCAGTAGGACAACCATGGGTTTTTGCTTTATCAATTAACTGTTGAGCACCTTTTGGAGTAACATAGTATGCATGTGCACCAGGAAAATATGGCTTTGAGACAAGTGGTCCTTCACCCAATGAAATCGGTGTATTAAACTTACCATATGATGGAGTACCGAGATTCACAATATCTCCATTCAAGTATGGAATCGGGCCTGTTAGTACTGCATCGTGTTCAAATATTACATGCGGCTGAGTTCCAACAGCAGTCATTTTCCATAACCAATAATGAGATAGGAATGCTGCTAATGCGTTTTCGAACCGTGAATATTTTTCTTCAAATCCTTGAGTTGCAATTCCCTCTGACTCTGCAATTTTAACAGGATTGTCATGAGGAGTCCATGCTTTAAAATAAGCAATTTCTAAGTTATTTCTTCTACCGCTCTGGATACAGCGGTCAGCGACTTGGCGAGATCGATCATTATCGATGATTGTAATTACACTTGCTTTCATAATGATGTTGTGGATTGAATCCCTTGTACCCTTGTATAATACTCTTTTGTCACACATAAACATTGAATGAGTTGCTTACACATTAAAGCATCATTCGGCCATGCACCATATTCTTTCACTAATTCTAACATCTTCTTAGCTCCGCTAGGCTTAATTATATATGCACTGTTTCCAGCGATTCCTTGAGGTATCGTAGGATCGTCAATAGTTGGAGCAATTTGAACACGTTGATGTTTCTGCTGAATTTTTTCATGAAATTCTTGTGACTTACGTGTAGCACCGCGTGGATCATTAATGCCAGCAATTTCACATTCTGCATCAAGGATATATTGGTACTCTAAAGGTTTAACAAATATTGCATCATGCTCAAGAATCAAAATCGGTTCATCCTGTTCAGCACATTTTTTCCATAACAAGTAATGACTTAAAAAGCATGCAACTCTTTTCATGGGATCTTTTGTCGGATAAGCAGTTTTTTTCAATCCTGCTTTTAAATCGTACTCTTCGCCTTTCCACGGATAATTCCATGTAATACCAAAATCTCTCATCAACTTTGGTGCAAACTGTTCTGTGATTGCGTCAAATGTTTTAATTGGAATGTTAGCTGATTTTTTACAGCGTTCTGATGCAGAGACTGACCGAGGATTTGATGATAAGGTTATAATATAAGCTTCCATTATTTCTTTTTAATTACCGTATATCCAACATTTAATTTTATGTGTTCTATCACTTCCCATCCTTCATCATTTGCAAATTTTGCTAAACATCGATATAGCGAATCATCTTGCCTTCCATTAATAATTTGTGTATCGTGTGCGATAATATACTTACTTACAAAGTGTT